ACCGAAAACATGCCGTTCATTTTCGCCATGTATTTTGAAGGCTCGCCGTCTTTAACCTCGCCGAGATACCGCTGAACATACCACAAGGCCATGTTTAAAGAATCTTCAAAGGCGTCAGCGGCAACCTTCAAATCTGAATTGTTGTCAATATAATCCATTTCGGCCTCTGAAGCGGTTTTTGTTTTGCTTGAGCCGGTAGAATCAGCAGAAAGCGCCTTCAGGCCACAATAAGCCGCTTTAATGCGCAATTCTTCGAGGTTCTTTCGACCAGCTTCAAGAGCCGCGCCTGAGTGCTCGACGTATTTTAAATCACCATCGGCGGGCAATATTACAATCTTATGCGGCCCGATTTCAATGTCTGAGCCTTTGCCCTTACCCGCAAGAATCGGAAACTCGGCGGTTGAAATAGCCATTTCGTGAGTGCTTTCGTCCTGATAATACTGCACGTTTGTATAAGCCAAATCAAGAAACGGCCCGACCGCTTCAAATTCTGTTAGCTTTTCGCCTGCATAAAATGGCACAAGCGGCACCTTGCCAAGCGCGTTAATCATCGGCTCGCCGACCATTGAATAAGAGAACGTGCCGACTTTGCTATTATAAGCGGCTGTCACAGCCTGCGGCGTTTCGTAAATGCCGATAAACTGCTGAGTCACAAGCCTTATGCGCGTTGTTTCTTCGGTGGCTTTCGTTTCATTGTTAAAGCGTGTGTATTTTTCAAGAATCTTTGCATAAACAATCTCGCCATTTTCGTTAATATCGGCATCAAGAACATCTTCGGCAGGAATAAAAAGCAAATAAGGGCGAATGTTTGCCGCCTTGAAATCGGCCTCTGTGCGTATTTTGGTTGGGTCGTAGGCATCTGCCTCAACGTAAATATAACCTAACCCCTTAGCAAGCCCGTTTTTAAAGCCTGACGCGGCGAATTTATTCAGCGAATCGCTTTTTCTGTTCGCATCTGCAATTACCGCTTGCATTTTTTCGCTGATTGTGTTTTTATCATCGACCGCTTTAACGGTAATCGGCCTGAAAAAAGCCTTGCCTGCCGAAAATCCAACGGCGCGCTTGAAAAATGGCGCAAGAACGGCCTTTGATAAACGCTTTTTGTATCTTGTGCTTGTTTCGTTGTCAAGTGCAGGCAAATAAGTCTGGCCATAGGCCCGCATTGTGCCGGTGCCGCCAAGCAGCGCGTTAATCATCTGCCATTCAAGTTCCTGCCGCTTATAAGCCGGGCCTTTTGCGCTTGTGATAGTCATAGGCAAGGTTTCAAACATATATGCTCCTTAAAAATCTTTTACCGTTATAATGCGGGTCGCTTCATCAACCGGGTATTTCTGACATTCGCGATAACTTACCGCGTCGAACAAGTGCCCGATTGCGGGGTTGCTTTTCTTATCAATCTCGCCGTTAGAGCCTTCAAGCACCGTTAGCCGCTCAAAATCTTCAACAACGTGAGGCGCGGCCACGGGGTCAACCATGAATCTTATTATACCATCAATCGACTTAATTCTACAATTCATTGCGTTGATTCTCGACCTTACCGACGGGTGAGCACGTGGAACATCAAAGCTCATGCGGTGCCGCCATTCTGTTTGCTCGAAAAAATCTTTTATCAAATCCCAATCTGAGCCTTGAACGCCCTGAGATGTTTTGTTGCCGCCTGCCGGGTCGCCGTAGAAGATTATTTCGCCTTTGTGGTGCTTCCAATCTTCATACAACTTGCGGCATACTAGCAGCGTGTTAGAATGGCGCGGAATCCACACTTCACCGATTACGCCTGAGCCGATAACGGGCGATTTTATTACGCCGTTGCCGGTTTCGATGTATTCAAATTGGCCGGGCATTACTTGCTCTTGCACGATTGCGGCGATACCGGGGCTTGAGTTAAAGTCCCAACATAGCTCAAGCGGCTTTTGTAAATTGTGAACAAGTTCATGCCGATAATTATCTTCTGAAAAATCATAGGCGACGCGGCCCGAAAAACTCTTAAACTCGCCAAGGTATTCTTGCTCAAAAGTTCGGCTATCAAGCTCTTTTCGCGCCGATTCTATTTCTTTCATCGACACCCAACCGCCCTCAATGGTTGTAAACTTCCAAGACACCCATTCATTATCGAAATTGATAACGCCGCGCTTGTAAAAATCGTAAAAGTGATTTAAACCATCTGGCGAACTGATAAAAAGCGCGTGGCCTTCACCCGTTGCAAGAGCTGGCCTAATAACCGTATCCCACGCAACCCGCGACATAAAAGCAAACTCATCAAGCACGACAAAATCAATACCAGAGCCGCGCAAACTATCGTAGTTTTCAGCCCCGCAAAGGCTGATAGTTGAACCGTTTACAAGCGTTATCGTTAGTTTCGTTTCGTTCTTTTTTGCAATCCATGCATCGGGTATAACCTGCTTTAAAACGGGCCACATAATGCGCTCTGACATGCGATAAGAAGGCGCAACATACCAACAAACGGCGTTTCGTTTCGCAGAAGCAAACTTTAAAAGTTCTGCAACGGCAAGGCGGGACTTGCCAAAACGTCGGCCAGAGGCTAAAACGCGAAAGCGCGTCTTGTCTTTATAAACAAGAAACGCTTTCGGCTTAAGCGTGATTTTTGGCGATTTTGCCATAATCAATGCGGCTCTACAATCGCCTTAATGTCATCATCAAGCGGGACTTCTTCAACCTCAAGAATTGGCAATTCAGTTAGCTTGTTCATTTCAAGAGGCTTATCTCGCCACAAATCCGGCCTTCTATTTTTAAGCCAAAAAATACAGGCAACAACTTCGGGCGGGTATTGCTTAACGGTTTCAGCGCGTATGATTTTACCCTCATGGTAAAATAGCTTTTCTTCTTTATGCGCAAATCCAAGCGCCCTTTGATACAATCTCTTGGCTACAGAAGCATCTGCAAGCTCTTTCCCTTTTTTCAGGGCGGAAGCAAAATCAGGATACTTGTTTTTCCAATTAGTAATCGACCGCTCTGTCACCCCGAAAAAACGCGCCAAATCTTCATCAGTAGCACCAAGATAACAAAGCTCTGTTGCCTGATTATTAAATTCAGGCTTGTAAATGTCAGCCCTTCCCGGCCTTCTTTTTGCGCCCTTTCCAGAGCCTTCTTTCGGCTTTCCAGCCATAAGACACCACCTTAAATTATTTTACATGCGCCGAAAAGCCTGATATAGCCGATTCCACGGCCTGCTTAATCTCAGCTTTCTGCGTCATATCGTCGATAATAACCGTTATTCTATCATTCTGCTTGCGGCCATCTTCGGGCGATTCTTCGTCCGGGTCAGCCACAATGCCCTGAGAATCGGCCATTATCGCATCAATATCAAGCCCAAAGTTGATAAAATCAACCTCTGGCATTGCTTCCATTTCTGCAAGTAGCTTTTCAATATCCCATGCCGATAAATCGTGTGTTGAATTGTCAATTAGCCGCAACTGCCTGATTTTATCGTCTGGTAGGTCGAGCTTAATCACGGGCACGGTCTTTAATCCGAGCTTGTTGCCAGCGCGAAATCTCGTATGCCCTATCACGATAACCATATCTTTATCAACACAAATCGGCTGAACAAAGCCAAACTCAGCAATAGACTTTGCAACAGCATCAACCGCCGCGTCATTCAGTCGCGGGTTTTGCTCGTATGGCTTAATTTCCGATAGCTTCAGATATTCTATATTCATGAGGTAATTTTACCACATGCGGCTTTTTCGCGCAATTTATAATTTTTACGCGCCTCTTTTGCAGCCCGGTAGGTGTCGTAAAGGTCTTTAAAGTCGCGCCTGAGCCAAACGAAAACAGTCTGCCAGTGAACAATCGGCAGGTTTAGGTCTTTTGCAGCAAGTAACACCGCGCTATGCCTGCCCCTGACGCTGCAACCATCGGCAATGTAGGCGATAATTTTCTTGAGATAATCGCGCTTCTGAGCAACGCCCATGCGCTTTTCACTTGCCTTTCGCGACGCCTGCAAAATCTTCTTTGCCTTTTGATACTCAACCTGCATTTCGGGCAAGTCGCGCAGGTAGTTGTAAATCGTTACATAATTCACGCCTGCAAGCTCTGCGGCTGAACCTTTGCCCGTTACCGGGTAGCCCTGTTTTAAAAAGTCAACAACTTTCTGCAAAATTTCTTTTTTTTCTTCGGTAGTTCGCATAATACCCCCATTTGTAT